ATGATCATAATCTTCTTTTCAGGATCTTTAAAGAGAGTCCAGAGGACGAAGGCTCCTGTGATCCAACTTTTGCCAACTCCACGGAAAGCTTGGATTTGAAGACGTTTAGGTCCATTCTGAAGATAGTCTGCGATAGCATATTGAGCACGGGTAGGGGAAGGAAGGTCGAGCTGTTCCCAGAGGGCTTGTAAAAACAGCTTAAAGTCCTCTTGGAGAACGGTTACGACGGACTTCATGCGTTTCTAGTTTTTTTCTTAGTTTTCTTTTTAACTTGATAATGTCTACCTAAACCACTAGAATTTTTCTTAATAAGTTCAGCTGGATCAATGCCTAATCTTTTTAACATTTTTAATGTCTTATCATTACCAGCTATACCGGGAGCAACTTCTTTAAGCTCCGATATAAGCATTTTCTTCTTCTTTGCCATGTTAAATCGCCTCCAAGGGGGTTGTAATGTGTTTCATGTGTGTTTGGTCATTGAGATAGTTCAGCGGCCTTCTGAAGCTCATCCATCCTTCGATCGCTGATATTTTCTCTAGCCTGTGATCTACGGGTTCTAGTTTCAGAAGCTTCATCTGTTAATCTTTTTTTTAACTCTTTATAAGCTTTTGTAGCTTTATCAAGGTCTTTATTAACTCCAGCAGCTTTAGTACCTGTTTCTTTTCTTAACGCATCACGTTTCCATCTGCGTTTAAATAGTTCCATTCTATCTTTAGGATCTATAGCATCCCATGCCCATTGTAAATCTTCTATCTCTTCTTTCAAAGGTACAGCTAACTCTTTAACAGTTTCTTCAAAATCTTTTGTAAGTTTCCTTACATTGGATTGCTTTTGTATATCAGATTTAAGTGTTTTAAGTTGATCTCCTCTAGGCTGCCTACCAGATTTAATAGCCCATTCGTGCCCTAAATCATGTGGAATTTTATCAGCATAAAGACCAGCATCTTCATAATTACCTAAACCAAAACCATGTTTCTTTGTAATTTTATCTAATTCTATTACATCATCTGGTGTGCCAATTTTCCTCATTTTTTCTACATATTCTGCAGCTATATCTTTAAGGAAAATATGATGGAATTGTTTACTTGGTACACCTTCTATTCTAGTTAAAGATTCTAAAGGACCACCCAATTCTTTTGGTACTTTTAATTTAACATCTTTTTTACCAGCAAACTTATCATACACTTGTCTGCCACCTAATTCACTTGTAACAGTTGCTTTAGTGCTTGTGTAATTAGGACCAGCTTTTAAAGCAGCTGCTTCGTCTGCTTTATAGACTTTCATTAATGCGTCATCTGCTTTATTATAAGCATAGGCTGGTTGAGCTGGTATATTCTTTGCAGCAAAACTAGCTGCCTGATCTGCTAACTTACCAGCAACCTTTGGAGCTTTTCTTACGAAGCCACCTGTTACAGCGTCACCGACAAGGTTACCTGCAAAACCGCCTATACGTGGATCTATACCAACAGACTTAGCTAGGTGACCACCGAGTTTACCTCCATAGTGGCTACCAGCATCTAAGACTTGCATAGCTTGCTTAATTCCGGGTGTATTCATCACAGCACCAGCACCTGATAGTACACTACCTGCACCACGTAAGACATCATCATGCCAACCTTCTTGGTCTTGTGAAGCTCGTTGTAAATAACCAACAGCATCACGACCACGGTCTTCTACCCAATCAGCAAAGCGTGTACCTCTAAGCTGTTTTCGTTTATCATCATTAGACACCCCAGAATCAAACGCTGCGATATCTATTTGATTTCCAGTAACTAGGTCTGTCATTTCTTAAATATCTTTAAGAGGTCACTAACTTTAGGTCTATTAGCTTGGAAGTCTTGATTCTTCTCCATTAGTTTAATCAATCCTTCTTGACTATGACCTGAATCTAATAGTTTCTGTTGAATTGGTGAGATTTTATTTAATGTTCTACTACCTACTTCACCAGACCATCTAGCATTATCTTCTTTCTTTGCATTACTTATTTCAACCTTATTATTTTCCTTTATCCCTTTTTCTTTTAATGTGTTTTGTTCAACTCCTTCAACAGAAGTATCTCCAGTACTAGAAGTAGTGTCAGCAACGTTTGTAGGATCTGCCGAACCGCCTTCACCATATTGATTAACACCAAAGAATTCAGCTGGAGACATATTATCTCTATCTTGTTGGTTCTGATCTATAGCAGTCATATCTTTTGTAGCTGCTCTGGTATAAGTCGTCTCTTGATCTTCTTGTACGTCCCATTTGTTTTGTAATTCCCAAGCAGCTGCCATATATGCACCAGCTTCCTGATCGCTTTGTGCATTATTAGAGGCGTATATTAAGTTTCTAATTTGTGTATCTAAAGTAGATAAACCTTGTTTCTGTGGTATCTCACTCCAGTTCTGCTTCATTCCAGTTAAAGAAGTTTGAGTAAAACCAGATTTTAGATTACCACGTTTTGCTTCTTCAATATTTGTATCATATCGTTTTATAAGCTTTTGGTCTTCAAGTTTCAGATTTGCCTCACGTCTTTTAGTTTGGTCTTCAAGACTTCTCCAATTCGCTGCGTAGCGGTTTACTTTGTCTGCCATAGTTAATTAATGTGTGATAAAATTTGCTCCTCCCTATACGGTTTGTATCCAAACGTATCTCTCATCCAGTCCCGCCAATGTCTACTACCTTTCTCCTGATTACATTTCCTACAAGCTGATACCATATTCTTTGTAATTGTTTCTCCACCGTTGCATTTAGGTTTAACATGATCGAGTGTAAGTTGATTAATTTCATAATGGTTTCCACAATAAACGCATGTACAATTAAAGTGCTCTTTAACAGCTCTTCTCCAGAGCTTCTTAGCTTGTGGACTTGTCATGGTTATTAGATTGTATAAGTAATGTTTAGGAGTTGGTAGTAGAGGTGTCACTAGGGTTTTTTACCTCTGTTTCTAGCTCTGTTTTTGGATTGGGCTTCGAGGGTTGTGCCCCCGCCTTGTTTATGCGAGACATCCAAGTTATCGCCATTACCATAGGTTTTTCGCCTTCTGTTTTCGGCATTTAGTGCTGTCCTTTTTTTAATTTGTGTAGGTGAACTATTAAACTTTTTCTGATAGGAATTCTTTTTTGCACGTGCCTTAGCGTGGGATCTATAGTACTTCGTGCTTAGACTTGCCATATAATCTCCGTTGTACAAGGTCTGGGTCGATTTTAGGCATTACGGCTGCCAATTTATCCAATGGATTGCCTTCATAAGCAATACCGCTGATATCATTTTTAACTAGCCAATCACAGGCTGCTTTTAATTCATGAGCAGAAGCTTCTCCACTCTTTATTCTTTTAAGGAATTCAGTCGTAACAAGCCGATGTAGCTCGTTAAACTGTTCTTCCGTAGCTCTTTTAGCCATTATGTGCCGGGAAATAGTTGTTTCTCTATAATTTCTACAGCCTTATCGTCTAAGGTATTGTCAGTAGTGGAAACAAGCTTTTTCAATACATCAATTAACAATCTTTTGACTGATGTTGATGTAGCAAACTTGATAAGGATGGGTTTAATTAGTAGAATCATTTACTTTAGTGGGTTGTTTAGGGCAATTGTACTCTTTTTCTTTCCAAGGGAGTGTAAACCCTTCGACTTGAGTACATTCTTTTTTTAAATACTGCTTAACTGCAGCTTGTTTATTCTTTTTATATTCAACTATAGGGACAACATCGTTACACATGGTATAAACACGTGTATCTTCAGCTAACATAAACCCTTTACGTTGTAATTCAGCACATTTGAGTACACGTACTAGCTCGTAATCAAGCCTCATTTTCTCTTCTTGTCTTGCAGCTATACGTCTACATTGTGCTAAACCACTACGGTCTAATGGTATCATGAAGTTTATCTGTCCTCCCCAGTTTTCAGCTACTGTATAACTTCTTTGAGTCATTTCTTCATCATAGGGAACCGTATGATTCCCCATGTAGAAAGGGCTGAATGTCATAGTAGCACCATTACAGCTCACTCCAGAACCGTAGTGCTGCCTTGAAGGGGCACCATTGTTCTGGAATTGGACTGCTTGGTTCGTTACATTTCCAGTCGCTGCTGCAACGGGATTTGACGTGTTATTAACCTCTGGGTCTGACGCTTTAGCAGGTGCTATTGCGAGAAGACTGACAAGGAAACAGTAGTAGATTCCTGTTCTATAGTTCGATCTATTTCTGTCTTTTCTATGATCTGACTTGCTGCTCTTGATACTACTTCTAAAGAGAAGTCGCTTCCAGCTGTATGTATCGTAAAGATTGAATCTTCGTCTACTAAGCCTCCAGAGCTTGCTGAGGTATGAGTTATATTGTCTCCTGACCATTTCTGTAACGCTGCTCCATAGG